AAAAGTTTACATCTTCCCGTTTCTTTCGGCGGCGGGCGGAGCATCAACGCCGAATGCCTGTACTCAGGCTCGCTCGATAAAATCAATGCAACGCTCTGGGCAGTACGGTGGAAGCTTCATGCAAGGGCAGTCAACGACGACGGCGTAATCGTGCTGCCTGATGATTTGGATTGGTTCAAAGGATATGACGCACAGCTTACCGTCGGAAAACAAACGGCTTGTGATACCGTCAATCTGGAATAAAGGAGGAGAATATGGCAATTGCCTTTACACAAATTCCGGCAAACCTGTTAGTGCCGGGACAGTATCAGGAAATCGATAACAGCCTTGCCGGGGAAACCGGCGATATTAAGAGCGCACTCATTGTCGCGCTCAAAACCAAAACCGGCAAAGCGGCGGAAGGGGTTCCGGTGAATGTCTTGACTGCTTCTGCTGCAGCGGATGCGTGCGGATACGGAAGCCCCGCAGCCCTTATGGCAGAAGCTTTTTTATCGGTCAACAAAATAGAAAAGCTGTACCTTTTGCCCATTGCAGAGCCTACAGCCGGAACGGCATGGAAAAAAGAGTGCACCGTACAAGCGGCAAGTGCAGCAGCCGGAAGTGTCCGCCTCCTGATAAACGGGCGCGGTGTGTGGGCGGCGGTTAGTGAAGGACAGAGCGCCGATAAAATTGCCGCAGCGCTCGTGGCTGCCTGTAACGGGCTTGAAAATAATTCCGTTGAAGCGGCAATCGACAGCGGAGATAACACCAAGATTATTTTTTCTTCCGTTTATAAAGGCGCGTGCGGAAACCTCAACACGGTAACAGTGCAAAGTCATGCAGCGGGGGTAAGCGTAACGGAAGGCACGGTAACAGCAGGCTCCGGGGTTGTAGACCTTTCAAAGTTACCCGAATGGCTTGGTGCAAAACGGTGGAACTATATCGTCTTTGACTTTGACGATGAGGCAAGCATCAAGCTGTTAGCGGAAGAACTGGAAAGTCGGTATGCTGCAACGCGGCAAATCGGCGGACGCGCGTTCGTCGCTCTTTCCGGAGATGTCGGAAGCGCGAGCGAAGCAGGATCGATCCTTGCTCAGGCGGCAAAAATCAACTCGCCGCATATCTGCCTTATCCCGCGCAAGAAAGATGATGCGACGCTTCCGTGTATCTGGTCTAGCCGTTTTACCGCTGCTGCCTGCCGCATTTTAGCAGATGATCCGAGCGCGAATACCTACGATACCAAAGTCAAAGGCTTAGCAGCTGATGGGGATTACTCTTTTAATGAGCGGCAAAAACTCCTTGAAACAGGCGTTGCCACATGGCGGCTTGATCCGATGGGAACTGTCTTAATTGAGCGGCTGGTAACCAGCTACACGGAAAACTCAGACGGCGGAAGGGACACGAGCTATTTGGATATCCAAGTGGTTGAAACCGTTGATGCAGTTAGAACCTACATCAATGCGGAAGCAAAAAAACGCTTTAAGAGCTGGAAGCTTGCAAGCACGGAGGAAAACTTCGGAGCCGGAGCAAAAGTAATGACGCCGGGTATTTGGCGGAGCTTCCTTGCGGATTTGTATCAAACGGTCTTTATCGGGCAGAAGAATTGGTGCCAAGACTTTGAAAGCTATAAGGCATCCCTTCATGTTGAAGTAAAGAAAGGCAGTAAAACACGGCTTGAGTATATCCATCAGCCGGTATTGATCGGGCAGTTCTTAATCGGCGCCGGTTTAAATCAATTCAAATAAGGGAGGGTTGAAGAATATGCAGCTATTAAAAGTATCACGGGTAATATCAACGAGCTTAGGAGAATTGCCGCTCAAAGAAGGAGGAGCGACTTTTAAGCCTTCAAGCTTCAAGAGAGAAACGCAAGTCGGTGAAGTGCACGAAAACACCGGCTACGTGGAAACCCCGACCGCGGCGGAACTGTCATTGACGCTGAACGCCGCCATTGATCCGCAAGCGTTCGCAAATGTCTCTAACGATACGCTTACCATCATATTATCAGGCGGCAGTCAGCACTATATGCCGGCCGCGTGGGTAACGGAAGCAGTTGAGCTTTCTAAGGGAGAACTCAAAGTGGTATACAACTCGGCAAAAAGCCAGAAGTTGACATAAGAGAGGAGAGAGAAACTATGGATGATATGATTGTACACCTTGAATACCCGATTACAAAAGGTGAGGTAACGATAGATCAGCTTGTTTTTGCAGGCAGACCGAAAGTAAAGCACATGATAGCCGGAGACAAATATCCTCGCGGTTCATACGAATACGAATGTGCCGTGATGGCTGCAATGACCGGTGTACCTGAAATTGTTATACGGGAAATGGACTATGAAGATTTTATACACGCCGATGCGGTTATGGGGCAGCGGTTTAATACTTTTTATGAAGTACAGCGAGCATTGACAGAAAGCGACCCTCCCAAAGCGCCGCAGGAATAACGGAAGAAGAAGCGCTTGATATACTGCGGCGCATGGTCAGCGAATTGATGATACTCACTCCGGGTATGAGTTTTGAAACAATCCTTGAGTTTACGTGGAGTGAGTTGAAACGATGGCATAGTTTAGCAATATGCACCTATAAAACGATACACGGAATACAATGAGTACAGGACTAAAAGCAGGCATTGAACTTTTCCTCAAAGATACTTTTTCTCCGGGATTAAGCAAAGTTGCCGCTGCCGGAAAACAATTCGGCGCAGGATTTTTAAACACGGCGGCGACCGTCGATAAAGCGTTAAGCGGTATTACCGGCACCCTTGCGACAATCGGTGTTTCGATGGGAGCTGCGGCAACTATCAATAAGACGATTGACTTTGAAGATAAAATCGCCCGTATTGGTACGGTCGCTAAAATGTCTTCCGATGAAATGAAGCAATTTAAAAAAGAAATTTTTGAAGCGGCGATGATGCCTGACATTAAAATGAATCCAGATGAATTAGTTGCCGCTGTCGATGTAATAAAAGATAAAACCGGCGACCTTGCGTTCGCGCAAGCAAATGTTCAAAATATGGGACGGGCAATGCGAGCTTTCGGCGTCGACGGCAGCGACATGGGCGGCATGATGGCGGAGTTTAATAAGCTCGGGTATAAAGCCGAAGAGGTTACCGACTTACTGGATGTCATGTATTCTCAAGGGAATAAGGGTGCCTTTACTGCTGCTGAATTTGCAAAAAACGGTGCGACTATTATATCGGCTTACAGTAAAATCGGTACGAGTAGTAAAGACCTTAAAAATGCGAATGCGGCTATGCAAGTTTTAACGATGGGAGTAGGCAACCCAACGAAAGCCGTTACCGTACTTGAAAGTCTTATGCAGGAACTCGCTGACCCGCAAAAGCAAGAAAAACTTTCACAACTCGGTAAGGCGCTCGGTATGAATTTGGATGTCCGCGATGCAACCGGTCAATTTAGAGACCTTACGGAATTAATGCCGGAAATCGTTAAGGCTGGAGATAAACTGAAAAGTCTCGATATGAGTACAGATGTATTCGGGACGATTTTCGGCGGTGTCGCAATCCGCGGCCTCGATGCCTTTACACTCTATGGCGATAGACTTGAGGGCTTGTTGGATACCAGCGATGCGGTCGGCGCCGTTTCGGAAGCAGCCGCGGCAAATGCCTCCACATTAAAAAGTAATATTACCAATCTTCAAACAGCTTTTACCGCTGTTGCCAATGCAGGGCTTGACGCGCCGCTTCGCGCGCTTACTTCTGTTCTCAACGAAATGGCAAAACACCCTGCCGTCCTTAAAGCAGTATTTAATGCGCTCATAGCCGGTATAGGCGGCGTTATGGCGATGAAAGGTATTGGCAAGGTCATCAACCTTGTTAATAGCTTTAAAGGCTTAAAGAGCGGAAAAATAGCGCTTGATCCTATCGGCGGCGGCGGTTCAGCGAGCGGTACACCTGTCTTTGTTACGAATATGGGACAAGGCGGTATGGGAGCTTCCGGCAATACGGCAGACCCCGCACTAAGCGGCGGCAAGCCGGCGGGATCACGGCTCTCTTTTAAACAGGGTGCCGCTCTTGCAGGTGTTGCGGCCGTTCAAAAAGCTCTTACCGCCATTCCTGCAATGCTCGGAGAATTAAACGACATCAATAATAATCCTGAATTAAAAGGAAAAGAAAAATCAAAAGCAAAAGGCGGCGCTGTTGGTGCGGCGGTCGGTTCTATCGGCGGAGCTGCAGCCGGAGCATTGGCAGGAGCAGCAATCGGTTCGGTTGTTCCGGTGATCGGTACGGCTATCGGCGGACTTGTCGGCGGCGCTATCGGTTGGTTTGGCGGAAAGCTCGGTCGAACCGTGGGAGAGAAAATTGGAGAAGCTGTCGGCAAAGATGAAGTCATTCCTGAAAGCGCTGCGGTACGAGAAGAACTTGAAACAGTACAACAACTGCCTGAAACACCGGTAACGGCAGAGCTTACCGGCAATGCCGTTATGGATCTTAATATCAGTCTTTCCGGTGAGCGGCCGACCGTTTCTGCAAAAGTGCAGCGGAACTCCACACCGTTTCAGTATAATACCGGCCGCATTCAGGAAGCAAGGGAAGCGTTTTAAATGATCAATAACTGGGATGCCTCATTGCCGGCGCCTTTAAGCGAAAACTGGCGGATGGCGTATGGAGCGGTAAAAGGAGACGGGGACAATCGTTTCTCTTATCTTACAAGCGACACTCCGGCACAGACGAGCTATCAAG